AAGAAACCAACTAAGAAAAAGACTAAGAAAAAAGTAGCTAAGAAAAAAGCTAAAAAGAAATAATTAGTCATCTATCATATATCTATAGTATTCTCTTATGGGGATGCTATAGATATCCCCTATTTCAATTAAAAGGTAAATTAAAATGGCTGGTAAGAAAAAGACTAAATACATGGCTGGTGGTAAAAAAACTAAAACAGCTATGGCAGGCGGTAAAAAAACTAAGACTGCAATGGCAGGTGGAAAAAGAACCAAAACTGCAATGGCAGGCGGAAAGAAAACTAAATACATGGCGACTGGCAAAATGACTGGCGGTGTCGAGCATTACAAAGATTATGTTAAAAGAATGTTTGGTGGTGGTATGACAGAGCCGGGAATGAAGAAAAACAAAAGAAGATAATCTAGTTTTTCATGAAAAGAAAAAGAGATAACCCTATACGCAAAACTACTAAGGGTAAAGGTGCAAACTATCGCCCTACAAAAAGTGGTGCTGGAATGACAAAGAAAGGGGTTGCGGCTTATAGGAAAGCAAATCCGGGTTCTAAGCTCAAGACAGCAGTCACAGGCAAAGTTAAAAAAGGTAGTAAAGCGGCTAAACGCAGAAAGTCATATTGCGCTAGGTCATTAGGGCAACTTAAAAGAAGCTCTGCTAAAACAAGGAATGATCCTAATTCTAGGATAAGGCAAGCTCGTAGACGATGGAAATGTTAAGCAATGGCTAGTAGAAAACAAAGAAAATCAACAGTCAATAAAGCAGGTAACTACACTAAACCTAGTATGCGTAAGCGTATCTTTAACAGGATTAAAGCAGGTGGGAAAGGTGGAAAACCCGGACAATGGTCAGCAAGGAAAGCACAAATGCTGGCTAAAGCGTATAAAAAAGCAGGTGGTGGATATAAAAGTTAAGCATAGGAGAGATGCACTTGTCATATTTAATAAGCAATATACCTCACTTTAAATGTTGGGTAAGAAAGGAATTTACTTGTAATCATCAAAAATATCATGGAGAGTTTATACACGCTATAGCAATGGCAGTTAATACTATTCCAGATCGTTCTTTGAGTTTTCAGGTAGTATTTACAGGTTGTGAAAGTGACAATCACGAAGATATGGAAAATGTTCATGGTGGTGCAATGTGGGCAAGGATGCCAATACAAGGTATTGTTGCAGATATACCTGTAGATGAATGGGCATTACCAATGCAAGATCATTTAGCACAGCCGTGGGATTGTGAATCAAGAAATCATTCTGTTGTTGTTCTAGATAGAGTAAGTTCTAGTCCTTGGCTTTGTAAAATAAATAATGAATTTTATACTGGTAAATATTTATTTACAGTTGATTACACAGAAAACTCTATAGCAGATTGCCCTGCACAACATAAACAATCTCATGTTTTATATATAACAGAAGATTGTGAATGGAAGGGAAACTTAATAGCATTACCTAACAATCGTGTTAGAGCAACAAGTCCTGCTTTATGGGTCACAGGTGAGGGTGCGCCAGACTTTGCGCCATCACAGTACATACACTCAGCAGAAGGGCATGAAAGTTACTTAGACCCTTACATTACTTTTAATAACTTATATAGCGAAGGTTTAGACGAGGAAGATTAATGCCACTAAAGAAATCACAGCGATCCTTAAAAAATTGGGGAAAACAAAAGTGGCGAACTTCTGATGGAAAACCAAGTAAAGGTAAGAAAAGGTATTTACCAGATAAGGCTTGGAAAGCATTAAGTCCAGCAGAGAAAGCGGCTACAAACAGAGCTAAAGCTAAAGGTAATAAAAAAGGCAAGCAGTTTGTAAAACAACCTAAAAATATCGCAAAGAAAACTAGAAGGTACAGATAATGGCAACTAGCGGAACTACAGCATTTAATTTAGATATAGGGGATATTCTAGAAGAATCCTATGAACTTTGCGGTTTAGAAATGCGTACAGGCTATGATTATAAAACTGCAAAGAGAGCTTTAAATTTAGTATTTCTAGAATGGCAAAATAAAGGATTAAACCTTTGGACACTAGCACAAGGCACAATTAGTGTAACTGCTGGTACTAATACATATGCTTTAGTTTCTTCAGCAATAGATGTTGTTGATGCTTTTATTAGAACTGATGCTGGAGATACAACAAAACAAATAGATCAAAGATTAACCAGAATATCTAGAACAGAATATAATCATCAATCTAATAAATTAACTAGATCAAAACCTACACAGTTTTTTGTAGATAAAAATACAGGAACGCACAATATTACATTATGGGCAACACCTGATGATGCTAAAACATATACTATTGTTTATGACTATATAAAAAGAATAGAAGATGCAGGTATTACATCTGCAACTAATGCTGATATACCAGCAAGGTATTTACCTTGTTTAACATATGCTTTAGCTTTAAACATTGCTTTTAAGAATCCAAAATCTCAGCCTATGATACCTATGATACAAACAAAATATAATGAGCTTTGGAAAGATGTTAGTGAGGCAGATAGAGAACGATCAAATGTAAAATTTGTTCCTGATCTTTCTTATATGAATTAAAATGGCATACGCTATAGGAAAACGAGCTTTAGGTATTTGCGATAGATGTGGTTTTACTTATAAACTAAATCAATTACGCTATGAAATATACGATAGCAGAAGAAATGGTTTAAGAGTATGCAATGATTGTTTTGATCAAGATCAGCCACAATTAAAACTTGGTGAAGTAAAAACTAATGATCCACAAGCATTATTTAATCCAAGACCAGATACAGGCGAGAAAGAATCAACAAGATATTCTGCTTTCAATCCTATAGGTGGTGGTGTTACACAGTTTGGATCAAGCACAATGAATTTAAAAATAACTGGTGAGATCGGTAAATTAGAAGTGAGTACAAGCTAATGGCATGGACATTTACAACTTTAAAAACAGCAATACAAGATTATACAAATAATACTGAAACTACATTTGTAAATAATTTAGATGAATTTATTGTAGGAGCAGAGGATAGAATACAAAAACTTGTAGAACTTCCTATATTTAGAAAAAATGTAACTGCAACACTTACATCTAGTAATCAGTATTTAACAATGCCATCAGATTTTTTAGCACCATATTCATTAGCAGTAGATGATAGCGGTTATGAATATTTAAATTTTAAAGATGTAACTTTTATAAGATCATCTTTTCCAGCATCTACTACTACAGGAGTTCCTAAATATTATGCTATATATGATGAAAATACTTTTATATTAGCACCAACTCCTAGCTCTAATTTTACTGTAGAATTACATTATTCATATAAACCACAATCAATTACTACTGCTGGTACTAGCTGGTTAGGAACTAATGCACATGATTGTTTGTTGTATGCTTCTTTAGTTGAAGCATATACATTTATGAAAGGCGAGCCTGATATAATACAAAACTACGAGAATAGATTCTTGCAAGCTATTGATAGGCTTAAAGTTTTGGGTGAAGGCAGAAACACTAAAGATGAAGATAGAACAGGACCACCAAGAAAAGTAGTTAACTAATGCTTCAAAAACCATTGGAAGAGTTAGAAGGTAAAAGTATTGCCCTAGTTGCGATGGGTCAAAGTCAAATAGACTTTCATTTATCTCAAGTACATAGCTATAAGTTTGACGAAGTATGGGCAGTAAACGCAATGATTGGTGTGTTAAAAAAAGTAGATAGAGCTTTTATTCTTGATCCAATGAGTAGATTTTTGGATACAGAAGATGCAGGCAATATGACATCAATGATGCGAGATATGTTGCCCGAAGTTAATTATCCAATATATTCTTGTGATATTGATAGTAGAGTTCCTGCTGTTCAGGAATATCCACTAGAACAAATTGCAAACTATACAGGTAGTGCATACTTTAATAATACAATAGCTTATGCAATAGCTTTCGCTATATGGTCTAAAGTAGGTCGATTATCAATATTTGGTGTAGATTTTACTTATAAGACTAATATGCATTTTGCAGAAGCAGGAAGAGGATGTGTAGAGTTCTGGGTAGCAAATTGTATAAATAGAGGTATAAAGGTAGCAGTAGCACCTAGATCATCTCTTTTAGATACAGATGTTGAGCTAACACAAAAACTATATGGATATCATAGATTAGATGATCCTGTAATTACATATCAAGATGAATCAGGTATAAAGGCTTGCAAATGGTCGCAAGTTGAAAAAGAAGAAAAAAAACCTGTAGGCATGATAGGTAGAGAAGATATAGAATTAGAGCCTGTCGAACCAGAAAAATACTAACTGGAGAGTTTAGTGAACACAGATAAGTTTGAGATATCAATAGGTGATTTAGGAGTAAAAACAACTAACCACAGAGGACACTCTGTAGAAGAGGTTGCAGATATGGCTGTTGCAAGACTTGTTTCTATAAGCGATACAGCACCACATCAAATCAAAGCGCAGGCACACGCTTTTAAAAATCAATGCCACACAGTAATTACCTATTACATGAATGAAGCTATCAAGAATCATATGTGTACTATAGGTAATCAATTAGAACAACAAGGTCATACAGACCTAGCCAATATCATTAGGAGATTATAACTATGGCTATCACCCAAGCTATGTGTACCTCATTTAAGAAAGAACTACTTGAGGGTGTTCACAATTTTAAAAACTCAGGCGGTAATACATTTCGTTTAGCTTTATATGACAGTTCAGCAACAATGTCAGCCGCAACAACAGCTTACACTACTTCAGATGAAGTAAGTGGAACTAACTATACAGCTAAAGGTAACGCACTAACTCGTGTTGACCCTACAACATCAGGAACTACAGCTTTTACAGACTTTGCTGATCTAACATTTGGTACAGCTACAGTAACAGCAAGAGGTTGCATGATATACAATGACTCAGCTTCTGGCGATCCAGCAGTAGCAGTTTTTGACTTTGGCGGAAATAAAACTAGTACAGCAGGTAGTTTTACAATTACATTTCCAGCCGCAGATGCTTCTAACGCAGTAATAAGAATAGCGTAAGAAATGTCAACTGAGGGCTGGAGTCGGGGTACATGGGGGGAAGGTCCGTGGGGTATGCCTTCTCAACAGAATATATCTTTTTCTATTACAGGTTTAGGAAGCACAGGTGCTGTAGGTACTTGTGTTGCTTCAATACCTAAATCAGTAGGTGTAACAGGATTTTCTGCAACAGGTAATTTAGGTTCTATAGTATCAGTTGTTGGTAATTCTAATGTTACTGAAGCAGGAGTAGCAGGAACTACAGCATTAGGAACAGTAGTTGCATCTATACCAGTAACAGTAACAGAAACAGGAGTATCTGCTACAAGTGCATTAGGTTCTATAGCATCAGTAATAGGTACTTCTAATGTAATAGAAACAGGAGTGGTAGCCACAGGAGCAGTAAATACTATAGTTGCTTCTAACCCTATAACATTCCCTTTGATTGATCCAACTACAGCAGGAATACCTGCTACAGGAGCTGTAGGATCAACAACAGCCGCAGGTGTAGCAATATCAGGAGTATCAGGTGTTGCTTCTACAACTTTCTTGGGTGATGAACAAGTTGTAATACCTATAACACAAGCTATTACAGGTGTAGCAGGTACTGGTAATATAGGAGAGGAACTTGTAACAGGTGAAGGTTTTGTAGTAGAAACAGGAGAAGTTGGTACTGGTTCAGTTGGCTCTTTAACTACTTCGGCAGGAGCAACAGCACCAGTAACTAGTGTTATTGCTACTGGAGCAGTAACAAGTTTAATCGTATGGGGTGAAGTAGATGATGCTCAAACTCCAAATTATCAGTCAGTAGATGACAGTCAAACAGTAGAATGGGAAGAGGTAGCATAGAATGGCAACTTATATAAATGATTTAAGACTAAAAGAAATATCAACAGGTGATGAGTCTGGAACTTGGGGTACTAGTACAAACTCCAACTTAGAGCTTATTGCAGAAGCATTTGGTTATGGCACAGAAGCTATAACAACCAATGCAGATACACATACTTCAACTATTGCAGATGGAGCAACTGATCCAGTAAGAAGTATGTATGTTAAGTATACAGGAGCTTTAGACTCTGATTGTACTATAACAATAGCACCAAATAATCTTTCAAAAGTTTGGATGATAGAAAATGCCACAACTGATTCAGGAAGTTCTGGACCTTATAATATTATTATATCTCAAGGTTCTGGAGCTAATGTAACAATACCTAACTCAGGAGTTAAAGTAATATATACTGATGGTGCTGGTTCAGGTGCGGCAGTAATTGATGCTTTTACAGATTTGGATGTAGGAAACACTTTAAAAATATCAGGAACAACTCCAACACTAACTATAGGAGATGCAGGCGCAGAGGATAGTAAGATAGTGTTTGACGGCAATGCGCAGGATTTTTACATAGGTCTTGATGACTCGGCTGATGATTTAGTGATTGGTAAGGGATCAGCAGTAGGCACAACACCAGCATTATCTATAGATGAAAGTATGAACGCTACTTTTGCTGATGGTACTTCAGATGTAGATATAGCATCGCATGATGGCTCAAATGGTCTAAAACTAGGTGGTACACTTGTAACAAGTACAGCCGCAGAACTTAATGTAATGGATGGTGGAACAGCCGCTAGTTCAGTAACACTTGCAGATGCTGATAGAGTTGTAATTAATGATGGCGGTACAATGAAACAAATAGCAATGACTACTCTTGATGCAGATAGGTTTACAATAACTACAACTGCACCTACTGATGGAACAGGCAAAAGAACTGGTCATGTATTTTATGTCGTATAAAAATAAAGAATAAAGAATGGCTATTAAAATATGGGATGGTGACTCTTTAGAAACACCCAATCCAATAATAATAAAAGTAACCAATGGAAATCATAGGTTTGTTAACTACGCTGTTGTGGTAGAAACAGATGGTTCGTTGACTACATTTTATAATGCTATTCATGGTACATCTACAAATACGACAACAACTTTTAGTACAAGTACATCGACAACCACAACTTTTGGAACAACAGTTTCTACTAGTAATAGCACAACAACTACTTTTAATACGACTGTTTCTACAACAAGAACAACTGCTACAACTGTATCGACTACTACTACTTTTAGTACTAGCAGATCAACTACTACTACTTTTGGAACATCTAGAACCACGACAACTACTTATAATACAGCTACACAAGTATCTACAACTACATCTAGAAGCACATCTAGATCGACTGTTACTAGTTTTAATACAGCTTTTAATACGACTACAACTTTTACTACTGGTTTTGCAGATGAAAGTACTCAATATGTTACAACTATTACCAGAAATACTACTACAAATAGAGGTACATCAGTAAGCACAACTACAACTTTTAATACTAGTACTATTACAACTTTTTTTGTAAATACTTCTACATCTAGAAGTACAACAACTAATTTTAATACAACTTTATCGACAACAACGACATTTAATACTACTAGATCAACTAACACTTCGTTTAATACTACAACTACATTTGATACTGAAATTGCTACTAGTACTACTACGACTACAACTGGTTCTACAACTTTTAATACTACAACAACTACTACTACAACTTTCAATACTACAGCAACTACTTCAACTACAGTTTTTGAAAGAACGACAGCTACAGGAAATACAGGAACTTTATTCCAAACAACAGTAGCATCTGCTAATGCACATAATGCTAGATATTGGGATGGAGATTCTTGGGAAGAGGATTAATAAGGAGAGTAAATAATGGATATTCAAGGAGAGTTGAATAATCTTAAAGAAGTACAGAAAATAAGCGAAAGAAGAACAGAAGAAACATTATCTATAATAATTGAGCATTTCAAAGAAATGGAAGAAAGGATGGAAGCTCTAGAAGAAAAGGTAAAAGATAATGCCTCTTGAAACATTAGCTTTTAATGATGTTCTTAATGATGATACAGCACATTTTTTTAAATCAGGAGGCACAAGAAGATCATCACAAAATAAAAGATTAGATAAGTTACATCATCTACTACCAGAAAAAGGTAATCATGGAACAAACCTAGAGTATGACATTTGGTATGACTTTAAAAACGAACCTAAAATAAGAGGTTATGTTTATACAGATGTAATGACTAAATTTCTTTATTTAAAACCTGCTTCCAGTATGTATTGTGAGTCAGTTATTAAAGAAGCTATAAAACAAGACATAACAGAAGAGGGTGAAGCAATATTTCAAGATATGCTCGATACTCCTAACGATAAATATAAGTTGAGTAAATCTGATATAGAGCATCCTTATGTAATATTTCTTCCCGGAACTAACATATTGTTTGATGTTGTAGATGAAAAGAGAATAAAAAATGCAGTAGAAAATGATGGTGCTAAATTAAAACTACATCCCTTGACATCACCATTTGCTGTTTCCTATCTAAAAAATCAATATGGAAAAGAAAATTTATTAGATAGAAAATTATCAGGACATAATATTTTAAAGAAATCTAAAATAGTAGGAACATTTAGTAATTCAGAAATGGGATTAGTTGCATTAGCACAAGGTAGTAAGGTAAATATTTTTGACAAAAAAGGAATGGTAGAAAAAACATATACACCTATTTATAATGTATTGTGGAGAGAGAAAGAAGCTAACATAGAAGAACTAAAAAGATTATTGTCTTGCGACTTCTGTGGTTTAGTTTCGTACTTATCAAAAAATCCAGAACAAAAGATAAAAAACTTCTGGGATTTTTTTAAGGATGTGATTCATGTTAAACCTAAAAAATCTAAAAGTCTTAATACTGGAACAAAATAATCTACTAAAGTTAACAACTAATTCATTAGATCAAAATAATCCAGAGATAAAATACAAGGTAATAACTAAAGATAAAGTATCTAATAGTATTATTGGAACTGCATTATCAAATATTAAAGAAACTACACTTGTTATAAAAAGCGGTATAGTTTTAAATTTAACTAATAAAGATTTACCATCAAAAAGAAAGTTAAATAAATATGATATTTGTGTAAGTAGACAAGCTGTATTTATAGACCACGAAAGAATAAAAGTTCATTATCCTTATGTTAAGGGTAATTTGCATAAAAAGATATTAGACCTGTCTATATTCTTTATTAATCCCAAAAGATGGGATCAGATTCCTAAAAAAGATACAGGAATAATTTCAGGCAAAAAGAAATTAATAATGCCTAGATACATGAATCATAAAGATGATGTTTTATTTTCAGAAGAATCTACTGCCGCTATTGATGCTTTGCACTATGGAGTATTAGGAGAACAGGCTTCTGTATATAATTATGTAAATGCTATTGAGAAAAATGAAATAAATGTTTTAGAAACTTATGCTTATTGTTTTGATAAATTGATTCCTTATATAAAAGGTTTGCCTAAAAAAGAAAAAGATCGTGTTAAATATTTAGGAAACAAAACAAAAATTAGAATATCAAACACTAGAGAAAAACTACATGAGTTAAGGACTCTTTAATGGCTCGTTAACTTTTACAGAAATTAATTAACGAGGTTTTGGAATGGCAATAAAGATTTGGGATGGTAGTTCTATTGGAACACCAAATCCTATAATTGTAAAAGTTACTGATGGAACTTTGCGTTTTGTTAACTATGCTGTTGTTATAGAAACGGATGGCTCTCTTACTACTTTCTATAATGCTATAAAACAAACTACAAGAAATACAACAACTACATTTAGTACAAGTAATTCGACTACTACGACTTTTAACACAACTCGTTCTACTACAACATCAACAGCTACAACTAACAGCACTACGACTACTTTTAATACAAGTAAGTCAACTACAACTACTTTTAATACAACTTTATCGACTACTACTTCGTATAATACAACTAGATCGACTACGACTTCGTATAACACATCTCGTACAACAACTTTTGCAACTTCTCGTAACACTTCTCGTACAACTTCTTATACTACAAGTTATACGACTACTTACAGTACAGCTCTTGGTGGAAAGAGTGGAGGCTCTAGGAATACTTCTCACACTACATCAAGAAGTACTTCTCGTACAACTTCGTATTCGACTTCGTTTAATACTAGTAGAACAACAACTTTTGCTACAAGTCACAGCACGACAACAACTTTTGGAACAAGTCACAGTACGACTACAACTTTTTCAACAAGCAATAGCACTACAACTACTTATGGAACAAGTAATAGCACTACAACAACTTTCAACACAACAACTACATTTGACACTACTGTTGAAACAACTGCTACTACGACTACTACATTTAATACAAGTAACACTACATCTACAACGATATTTGAAAGAGTTACAGCTACAGGAAACACAGGTTCATTAATTGCAACAGAAGTAGCTTCGGCTAACGCACACAACTCTAGATATTGGGATGGTGATTCATGGGAGGAAGATTAGAATGACAATGACTGTAACAAAAATTAACTATAGTGATATAGATCAAACAATCTTTGAAGAATGTTTTAATAAATCATTACCATATTTTGATGGAGATAAACCAAATATAATATGGGATGAATTTCACTTAACTGCTAGTTCAAGCGCAGAAAAAAAACTTAAAGCTATAAGAACTTCATTTAAAAACAGGGATGACCTCGATGATGATCATATCTTCAAATTAGACATAGATGGAAGAATAGTAAATTATGGTTGCGGTAGAAGAGAATTTCAAAACGAAAAAATGTTTAACCATGAATTAGATTTGTATAGAGAAGATGCTAGTGGCAGTCAAGGTTGGTGTTATTCTTTAGAGTATCATAAGGTAATAGATGAATTTTATAAAAGTGTTTCTGATGGTTGTGTTGTATCTAGTGTATGGGTTGTAGAAGGTTCTAATATGGA